GGTTAGAATTAATCAAGTACAGGGTGGTAAAACTACAAGTAATTATCCTTCTATTCCAGTTGGTGTAACTGCACTGCTTGTTACTTGTCAAGGTGAGATTGCAGTAGATACTCTTAATGCTGGTACATCAGCAGAATCTAAAAAGGTTGAACTTTATTACCCAATTGATAAATGGTTTGATTACTTAAACATATTTACTTTCAATGGATTTAATCTACTTCCAACTAAGCACATTCCTGATGGAAGTAATGATAGACAAAATGAAATCCTTAATGGAACTCTTAACGGTACTAACCTATCAAAGGCTCTTACTGATAGAGAGGTAATTAACTTCCGTTACCTAATTGATACATTTGGTAATGGTATTGAAAGTGGATCTAAGTCGATTTATACTCGTCTATGCCAAGCTAGAAAGAATGCATTTGCAATTATTAATGCACCTTCTGCTGATGATTTTAAGAAGAGTACAGACCCTAAGTTTACTGACCTAACAGGAGCTCTTTCAACCAGATTTATATCTGAAGGCGGAGACTTAAGTCTGAATCCAACCGTAAGATACTCATTACCTTCAATTACTCAAGGTGCAAGTTGGGGTGCATTCTTCTTCCCATACATTGCCGTAAGGGATCTTGGTAAGAACATTAATGTACCACCTGCTGCATATGTATCTAATAACTTTATTGCAAAGTATGAAAATGCATTACCTTGGTCACTTGTTGCAGGTGTTCGTCGAGGTGTTGTTGGCGGAACTGGTGTTGTAGGATTAGAGATTAATCTTGATAAAGAAGATCGTGAATACCTAGAGCCGTTTGGGATTAACCCAATTGTATTCCAATCTGGAACTGGTCCAACTATCTTTGCTAACAAGACTGCACAGCAGAATCCTAAGTCTGCACTAAGCTCAATTAATGTTCGTGAAGTTGTTATTTACATTCAAGATGGTATTGAAGCAATTCTTAAGAATTACCTATTTGAATTTAACACGCCACAAACAAGATTGGAAATTAAAACTCTTGCTGATAACTTCCTATCAACCGTTCAGAATGATGATGGTGTATATGACTTTAGAAACGTTATGGACGAAAGTAATAACACGCCAGATGTAATTGACCAGAATATTGGTATTCTTGATACATTCATTGAACCAGTAAGAGGAATGGAAATTCTTGTACAAAGAACCACAATTCTTAGAACAGGCGCAATCAGCTCAGGTAATTTCCAATAAGAATTGATAAATAAAAAAAATAAGATAAGATATGCCACTTCCGCACTATACACAGAGTAGAACAAGTAATAATCGCTTTGAGCCTATTTATCCTAGCCTTTTTGAGGTTACAATATTTAGTCCTCTAGGTGATGATACAGGTCTTTTACTCGAACATGTAAAATCAATTGGAGGCTTAAATGGGCTAAACCCATCTGTTGATGCAGTTGGTCAAAAATATAAGTTTGCAGACCGTTCATTTGCTGGTATGCCTGGACAAACATTTGTTGATCTAACTCTTAACTTTACACTTAACCTCAATGATGCTAATGAAAACTTCATTTATAATTCAATGAGAAATTGGTATAAGTTAACATACGATCCACTAACAGGTGAAATGGGGCTAAAACGAGATTACGTAGGTAGTATGATCGTTGTCCAATATAACAGAGCAGGTGATATTTTTAGAAAGATTACTCTCAAAGATGTATTCCCAACAGGTCAGCCAGATTTCTTAGATGAACTAAGCTATGAAACCAATGATCCGGCAGAATTAACAATGACATATCGTTGTGATAACTGGGTTGAGGAAAATGTAGGAGGATAAAAAATTTATCATAAACATTAATTCTAAAAATAGCTGAATGATCAGCTATTTTTTTGTCACATAACTAATATATATTATAGAATATAGATTATATGTATGAATATTTTTAAAGTTACACACATTGATTCAGGTAAAGTTTATGTAGGTTATTCAATGAATGATAATCCTAACTTCTTAGGTTCAGGTAAATACATTAAGAGAGCAGTTAGAGATTTTGGTACAGAACAGTTTACTAAAGAAATTTTAGAAAACCTTTCACCTGATACTGGAATTGATGAAATTACAACCAAAGCCGAATATTGGATTAAAAAGTTTAAATCAGATGATGCTAAATACGGATATAACGAAAGCATAATTGATTTAATACCTAAGAAAAAAAGACTTACTAAGAAATTACAAGTTCTTTTATCGAATGAAGATGAGGATGCCCTTAATTCTATCATTATTCAAAAATCAATGGAAAGAGGTATTAAACCTACACCAATTTCAAAATATGTTAGACAACTTATAGTGGAACATATTGTAGAAGAAACCTCAACAGATAATGTAATTAAAAACTTAAAGAATAAACTTAAAAAGTAATATGAGAGAACACGAAGATAACATCAAAAAAGAGTTTGAAAGACTAGAAGGTAATGAATCACAATCTAATGAAAAGATAGTTGATTTAGGAAGAGTTGAAAATCCAATGGGGACTAGAAAAGTAACTTCTGATGATCCGGAGATCCGTAGAATTAACGAATTAACTGGTTATATTGGATTAGATCTAAGTAAACTCCCATCATCTGGTAAGTTCTATAGAGATGATTTTGAAATTCACATCAGACCTGCTAGGGTTAGTGAAATCAGAGACTTTTCAACAATGGATGAAGAAAGTATTAGAGATGTTGATGAAAAACTTAACAGTATTTTGGTTTCTTGTACAAAGGTAATGTACGGTAAGCAAAGAGGATCGTATAAAGATATTCTTGAAGAAGATCGTATTTATGTTATACTTTCTATCAGAGAACTTACATTTAAGGACGGTGAAAGTAAACTTATGATGCCAGTTAAAGGTAAAAAATGTCAAACATCATCATGTAATGCTCAAGAAAGCGTTGAACTGCGAACTGATACACTACAGTATCAAATTGTTGATGATCTTTTAGAAAAATACTATAATCCTGAATCTAAATGCTATGCAGTTGAAACTAAAAATCACGGTATCATAAATATGGCACCACCAACGATAGGTGTTATGCGAGCTGTTACTGAGTGGGTTAGACAAAGAGAATCTGAAGGTAAGAGCTGGGATAAATCATTCTTGGCAATTATTCCATATCTCCAAAGAGAATGGCGAGGTTGGGATGACAAAGAAATTTTTAATGCTGCTACTAACTTACAGGGGTGGGGTGCAGGTAAATACTCACTAGTATATAGATTAGCAGAAAAAATGAAAATTGGGATTAAACCTGAAATGAAATTCCCATGTCAAAGTTGCGGTGCCGAGGTCACCGTTCCTCTTACGTTTCCCGGCGGGATCAAAGCTTTATTCGTTATTTCAGATATCGATTCTGAACTTCTTTAAGACTAGAATTATCTTAATGGAGAAACTTCATATGCAGCCGAGTGAAATAGATCGGCTGCCATATTATGAATATGAATATACAATTTCTCTTTATAATGATATGCTTAAAGATAGAAAGAGTAATGAGGATAATCTTTATGAAAAGGAACGCGATAAATATAATGTAAATGGGCTTAAGAATCAATCGATGAGAGGTATCAAAATGCCATCTATGGGTAACAGTTCTTCTATTAAGATTCCTAAGTTTTAAACATATATAGCATGAATGGCCAAAGTTGCAATGAAGGATCTTATGAATCCTCTTACCAAGGTATCAGATATTTTAGAAGAAACAAATAAAAAGTTAGATGATCTTATCAGTGTAGTTTCTGGCGGCCAAAATGTTGCAGTAAGTTTGCAACAGGCAATTCTTGCCGAACTTCAATTACAAACCCAGCTTCTTAAAAAAAGTAAAGGTGGTGGTGGTGGTGGAGGTCTATCATCTATATTTTCTGGCAAGAAAGGTAAAGGCGGTGGTGGCTTAAAAGAAGGTGCAGATGGATTAAAATTATTAGGTGCAGGTACAATTGAAATGGCAAAGGCACTTATTGTATTTTCATTAGTCCCAAAAAAAACAGTATCTAAATTTACTCTATTTATATCTGATCTATTTAAGACTTTAAACGAATATGAAAGTGATAAAGTTAAGAAGGGAGCAGAAGCTTTAGATCTAATGGGTAACTCTATTTTAAAGTTTTCTAAAGCATTGGCTTTATCAGCTATTTTATTAATACCTGGAATGATTGCTATCCCATTTTTAATCTTAAGCATGGGAATGGTTGGATTAGCAATGGCAGGGTTAGGGAAGTTTGATAAGCAAATTATTAAAGGTGCTGATGCACTTCATAAAATTGGGGATGGTATCAAATCCTTTGCAATCGGATTAGCATTATTTGGATTAACTACACTATTTATTATGATGGTACCCATGGTTTTACTTGGGATGATTACATCAATAGTTTTAATTGGTGGCGCTGTTGCACTATTAGGCATTGTTGATAAGCAAGCAAAAAAAGGTGCTGTTGCTCTTGCACTCATAGGAATAGGATTAGGAATTTTTTCAATAGGGTATGGAATATTTGCATTGACTACTATCGGCACTGAGTGGGAAGATATTGGTAAACGGGCCGCAATAATTGGCGGAATTGGATTAGTGACTGTTCTTTTGGGTGCCGGATTGAAGTTTGCTGCAAAGGGTGCACTTGCCCTTGCACTTATAGGAATTGCACTCATACCGTTTGGCATAGGATATGGAATATTTGCATTGGCTACCAAAGGCATTGAGTGGGAAGATATTGGTAAACAGGCAGTAATAATTGGCGGAATTGGATTAGTGACTATTCTTTTGGGTGCCGCTTTATCTTTA